CAACGGTCAGTCTCCTACACGCAGCGTGAAGGGGTTGCTCGATGACTTGATGTTTGCTGTGTTGAAGTTACGTGCTGCGGTATGGGCTGCCGCTCCAAAGGGATATAGAATTGATGTTGGTGAAGCTGCTAACATCAAGATTGGAGGTGTAGAGTACGACCTGTTCGACCTCATGCACATCCACCGTCAAAACGGTATTCAGATTGTCGCCACCAAGTTTAACGCGGCAACCGGTAAATACATCTCTCAGCCATTGACTGAGATGGATAACGGCCTTGGTCCACAGGGACAGGAGTGGCTTTCTCAGATAGCCAACATCCAGATGATGATCAAGGACTTGATGGGGATCCCGGATGCAATGGCCGCAAGCCCAGACCAGTCAGCAGAGCGATTGGTTGGTGTTATGGAGGCCGACTACGTTGCTGGTAACCATGCCAACTGGCCACTTCGCGAGTCAGAGCGTCAATTCAAACAGAAACTTGGCGAGAGAATCATACACCAGGCACGCATAGATATTGAGTACGATCCCAAGATCCGGGAGTTCTATGAGAGCGTTATTGGCGAGACCATGATTAACGCCTTGGATGATATCGAGGGATTGTCATTGGATCAACTTGCTATTACTTGCAAGGTTCTTCCTAACGAAAAAGAAAAGAGCGCCATTCTCCAACGTGCAATGCAGATGTCTCAAATCCCCACAAAGGATGGCTCGGTTCTACTTCGACCATCAAGCGTAGAGCGAATCGCCCAACTTTTGAAGAACGGTGATGTAGACGAGGCGTTGTGGTATATGGCCACAGAGGAGACCGAGGCACGTCAGAGGGAGGAGCAGTACGCACAGATGATGATGCAGCAGACAATCCAGGGACAGCAGCAGTCCGCTATGATGACTGAGGAAGCTAAGCGCCAGACCATGATGCAGAAGATGCAGATGGAGATTGAGATGCACAGAGAGAAGGCAAACCTTGACCTGATGAAAGAGCAGCAGCTTGCTAAAATTAAGGCTGATTCAGACTACCAGGTACAGTTGCTCAAGGGCCAGCAGGCACTCGAGGAGATAAGCCTAGAAGCAAATTTAGAAGCGGAATTAGGAAACGAAATAACAGGTAGAGTATAAAACATATGGAAAACAACGAATTTGAAAATCAAAACGAACAGGTGAACGATCAAGTTAACGATCAAGTAGCCGAACAGGTGAACGAGGAAACCGTACCACAGGACAGCCCGTGGTTTGCATCGTATGGATACGATAGCGAGGACTCATTCAAGAGTGAGTTTGAGCAGTTACGTTCGTACAAGGGCTTGGCGGAAGAGCTGACTAACAAGCAGAAAGAAATTGAGGACGGCCTTGCACTTTTGCAAGATGCAGACGACCCATTTGGCGGAATCGAAGAGGCCCGCACAATGGTTGCGTTTGGCAAGAAGGGCATCAGCTCTTCAGTAGCTAACCAAATTGTTTCCTCTAACGCAGATAGTTTGATGGAAGACCCGCTCAAGGCATTAGTGCTTGCTGAGGCGGTAAAGAACCCAGATAAATTCAAGCGACTTGGCCAGTCAACCATTGAGGAAGCCATTCGCGAAAAGTATAACTTAGGTGACGGCGATTATTATGCTACGGCCCTTTTAAAGTCTGATGCAATCGACGCTATTGAGATGATTGAAAAGACTAAAAAAGATGTCGAAACGGTTAAAAATCCCTTTACCTTTGCGAAAGAGCTAAAGAGCCAAAGTCAAAGACAGATTGCGGAAAGACAGACTATAGCACTTGCCGAGGCAGAGTCCTACGCCAAGCAGCTAAAGGAGGTCCCCTACAAATTCGGCGATACGGAAGTTTCGTTACAAGTTTCAAACGAAGAGGTCGATTCGATTTTGAAGTCGCAGTATGCAGGTTATTTAGGTCAAGCCTTTGATACTACCACAAAGGAAGGTAAACAAGCGGTACGTGAATGGTTAACGAACCAAGTCCTCATTCATAAGGTTCAGTCTGGGGATCTCGGAGTTCAAATAGCCAAGTCACTTATGGCTCAAACCGAAAAAAAGGTGGTGCGCGATGTCTACAACGGTCAGGCTAAAACGCCGAATCGTGTAGGCAAAACGTCTGTCGATCAGAAGGGATTAACGCCAGCTCAAAGAGATCTCATCGAGCGCGGTATTCCTTTGCCATCGCAGGCGATGAAATCATAATTAACTATTAAAAAAATTTAATAAAATGGCATTTGTACAGAGCCCCCCAATTGCACCCCCTATTAGTACGGGTGCAATGAACTTTGGGAGCATCCAGAACAACTGGGATGCAATCATGGAAGACTTTGATGCAGTAGCATACCTTCCCTTCGGTGATGAGTATTACGACGCGATGAACCAGATCATGAACGCAGTAGGTAACCGCGAAATCGCGAAGAACCCACGTGTTCGTTGGTTTGAGATGACTCGTATGGAGGCTCCAATTACTGTTGTTTCTACAGTAGCTTACGCAGGACCTCCTGCTGGTTATGACGTTACTTTTACTGAAACAACTACTATTGGTAGCACCGTATACTCTTGGCCAGCAGTTGGTGATATTTGGAGAGATGCATCTTCTGGTGCTCACTATCAAATTATTGCCAAAGGTGCAGGTGGTAATGTGGTTACCATGATTCCTTTGATTACTACTCCGGCACCGGCAGCTCCAACAGGTATTATGTTCTACGTAGGTAACTCGGCTGGTGAAAATACTGGCGCGTATCCTTCTAAGTTTACATTCGACACGGTTCACACCTCTCCTTTGCAAACTTTCCGTAACGACACTACCTCTAGCTCAGAGGCGCTTTACAACCAGCTTTGGTACTCACAGTTGGAGAACGGGGTTCAGACTCCATACTCTAACTCACGCGACATCATCTACTTGCAGCGTGAACACCAGGTTGCACTTGTAAACACCTTCTTCACAGGCGTTCCATCAAACATTACCGGTTATAACGCCGGCTTGACTGCTACGTCTTTCCAGACCACTCAAGGTTTGGAGCACGCAATCCGTAACAACCAGTCTGGTTCTAACGGAGGTGGTACCAACACTGTAATTTCTATTGCCGGAGGTGCTGCTGGAGTTGATGTAAGTGACTTCTACGCAATGGAAGCCGCCTTGACCTCACAGGACGGTTCTGTAAAGAACTACATGGTTTGGACTAGCGGCTATATGCAATCGCAAATGGAGCAGAACTTGTTTGGTTTGAATCAACCAACAGCTACAGCTGCAAGCGCATTGAACTTCAACGTGACCGTTAACAAGACTCAGATGGAGAAAACTTTCTGGGGCGAGGGCGCTTACGCTGACTTGATGAGCAAGACCTTCTCATTCAACAACCTCGTGTTCAACAACAAGAACTTCGCGTTTGTTCGTATGGGTATCTTCGACAATCCAACCATGTTCGGTGCCGGCGCTCTTCCTGCTGACAACGCTTGGAAAAACTACGCATTCTTCATCCCATTGAGCACCAACGGAGGTGTTGATGATGGTATGGGTAACATGGGTAAGTATATCCGCGTATGTCACAAGCCCGGTGCGTTCATGAACATGTGGCAAACAGGTGGTCGTGCGGCAGCTAACAAGACTGACGTATGGCAGCTCGGTGTTCACATCGTATCTGAAGTAGCTTACAAGTTTGTAAATGCTAACAAGTACGGTTTGTTCACAACCTAATCTTAGTAAATTCAAAACCGGGAGGGGGAAACTTCTCCCGGTTTTTTATACAAACAAAAAATAAAACGATATGTTATTTGATTTAAGCAACAACCAACCCGTAGATGTTCCAGAATGGGCAGAACAGGAATTGAGAACTGAATTTCCTTATTTTTTTAATGAAAAACGCCCAGTAGTCTTGCGTATTAAGGACAGCTACAAGGTCAAGACCTGGAAGGTTCCAACAAATAATCCAGACTCGGAGCCAATCTTGATGATTCAAGATCCAGGAGCCTTTTCAATAAAGACACGCGCTAACTTTTACGATAAAAGTACAGAATCTGAATACACCCTGTTATACACGACTACTGCTCCCAGCAATATCAATGGTAACTTCACGTATTCAAATTCACGCATGTCTATAGCCGACGGATTCAAAATCCAACCACATCAGAAAGACTTGCTGTTTTACATGCAATACATGTGTCCCATGATTGATGGCAACAAGTCACTTTACAAGTCTAGTGAGTTGAGATTTCAATACGAGAAAAAAGATGTCGAGGCTAAATCTAAAATCAACACGGCTAGAGCTGCTCGTGAATTGGAGAACCTCATCTATTTCGATACGGACTACAAGACCATCTTGAAGGCTGTAGACGGACTTGGTTTGACAACCCTTTACACGGAAGAAGAAACCCGCGTGATGCTTCATGACGCCATTAAGAACGGAAGTGAGACATTCAAAAAGAACGCGTTTGAGATCATCGGTTCATCTAAGCCTCAACAAACAAAGTCTTCAGAAGGAGAGTCTGTTCACGAGTTAGTTAACCGACTGATAAATGAAAATTATATCAAAAATGAAGACGGAATGTGGTATATTCGCGATCGTAGAGGTGATGGTACAAAATGGCTAAAGACGCCATTCTTTGAATCAACTCAGACCGGTAGCGAGGCTGCATTTGCGTTGATTGACCACCTCAAGGTAAATGAAGAATTATTAGGTAAATTAAGAAAACTATAAAAGATGATTAGCACCATAAGCCTTACGCTTGACTTAAACAGTGAGACAGGACGTGTAACGGACACAACCGATTATTCGGGTATACCCTTGGGGTTAAACTTGTATGGCGCAAAAGGCCTTGGTACTATTTCTTTTCAAGGTAACATAATTGAATCAAGGACAACTACAGGTGATCCCCTTATCGACTTAGCGGTGGGGGACACCTTCTTTGAATTCCCGCTAGAACTTGACGTAAATGGCAATGTAGCCAATGGTATATATGAGGTTGAATATTCGCTTCTATTAACCAACCAGGGAGCTGGGGCGCCGCAGTCATTGGTGTCCATCACACTGCCTAGCACGTTGGAAATAGCCATTCCAGAAATGTTATCAGAATTCTTCGAGGTTGGAAATGCGATGACATTGGCTAATTTTGGTGGTACTCAAAATGTTACAATCGCAAGCATAAATTACGTAGACCCCACTCAAACATTTATAACTTTTAACGAAGTAATAGATGATCCTACGTACAACCTGTATTATTACAATTTAACTAATTTACAGGCAAACAATGTTTACACATACGCAGGGTGTACTCAAGTTGAGGGGCGAATAACCTTTTCCTACGATTGCGATGTAGCTCCTAACGGAACATTTGGTGTTTCAAATGCAACCGTTTTACCCGCTGGTCAAATTGTAAGTTTGGTTAATGCTGACATTAGTTATCCATCTTGGACTTCTAGTCAGATTGGATTTATCTCTCAAATTCCAAACGCGCCGCTTCCATACACCAACAATGTTTTAGCCACCGGAACGTATACCGTTGTGATGAATCAAGTTATCAATCAAGTCCAGACGGACGGTTTGATAATTAGCTATCCGGCAAATGCAACAGGTGAGTTTAAAGTTAGTTGCGTTGGATCATTGTGCGGATTGAACAGTTGTATCGACAGTCTAAGAAACGCTCACGCCGCTGAACTAAAAAGAAACAGAATCTCTAAATATCAAGTATTTGTAGATAATGTTTTGATGTATTACACCGAGGCACAGACTTATCGTTCTTGTGGAGACGCGGACGCTTATAGAACGGCTCTTGCAAACATTCAAGCGCAGTTAGATGCTTCGGGATGCGATTGTGGATGTTGTGATGATGATGTTTATACTTTTGTTTCTGTAAACTCAAGCGCTACAATCGAGAGCTTGATTGAGGCTATTCAGTATCGTTTGAAAAACGGTCAGCCTGATGCAAATGACGACGAAACTGCTGGAGTGCAATTTGGCGCAATTTGGCAAAATACCATTACAGGTGTTCTATATCGTTGCATAAGCCCAACGCAATTAAATGCCCAGTGGGAG